GATCCAGTACAACGGGACGTATTGGACCAACGTTACAACCGGCTCTATCACGGGGGTCGGATCGGTTGCCAACGCGCTCACGGCAGGAAGCTACCTGACTTCGACCGGAACTTTTGATGGTTCCGTCTCTCGCACGTTTGATGTGGACGCAACATCGGCAAACACGGCCTCCAAGGTGGTCGCGCGCGATGCCTCTGGAAATTTCAGCGCGGGGACAATCTCCGCATCGCTGTCTGGCAATGCAACGTCGGCAACGAACCTGGCAGGCGGCGCAGCATCGCAGATCCCGTATCAAACCGGCGCGGGCGCGACCGGTTTCATCGCCAATGGCACAGCCGGGCAGGTGCTCACATCGGCGGGCGCAGGCACACCAGTGTGGTCGGGCATTTCCGGCGGCACGTTTTAATTTTTGAGAGGAACAGATCATGGCCCAGAGTGGATTTACTCCCATCCAGCTGTATTTCAGCACCACGGCATCGGCCGCCCCATCCGCTGGCAACCTGGCCAACGGCGAGTTGGCGCTGAACATCACCGACGGTAAGCTGTTCTACAAGGACAACGGCGGTGTGGTTCAAGTGCTGGCCACGAAGGGCGCAGGCTCGATCGGCGGCTCGAACACGCAGGTGCAGTACAACAACAACGGCGCCCTGGCCGGCTCGTCGAACCTCACGTTTGACGGCACTGCTCTCACGCTAGGCGGCAATCCAACTCTGTCCGCAGGCACCGCCAACGGCGTGGCCTACCTCAACGGCTCCAAAGTCCTGACCACTGGGTCTGCGCTGACGTTTGATGGCTCGTCTATGGTGCTTAATACCAGCACTTCGTCTGATGCTTTGCGGATCACCCAAACAGGCGCAGGAAATGCGCTGGTGGTCGAGGACTCAGCGAATCCGGACGCTACGCCGTTTGTGGTGAACGCTTCTGGGCAGGTTGGTGTTGGCACCGGTTCTCCGTCAGCAGCCCTTCATATCAGCGGTGATGGTTTTTCCGGAATTTTCTCAACTCGTTATACGAGTTCAGCTTCCGGTAACCGCTTTACGTTCCAAAAGGCTTATGGAACAACTGCTTCTCCAGCAATTGTTGCCTCCGGTTCTATTGCGGGTATTTTGGATTTCTCCAGTTACGATGGAACGCAGTTTGTCGCTCAAGCTGAAATCAAGTCAGAGGTAGACGGCATTCCCGGCACCAACAATATGCCCGGTCGTCTGGTGTTCAGCACAACTGCTGCCGGCGCAAGTACGCCTACTGAGCGGATGCGAATCCGCAGCGATGGCAACATCAGTATCGGTGATGGCGGCAGTGCGTCTCAAACATTGCGGATTGCAAAAAATACAACTGGAGGAGCGACTTCTGCTTCGGTGAATATTTCTTCGACAATCCAAAGCGATGTCACGACGCAAGCCAGTGGGTTTCTCTCCTTCTTCAACACACAAGCAGCATCGTTTACGCTTCCGACACTTCAGCATTTTGCAGCGGCTCAAGGAACTATCGGAGCAACGTCCTCAGTCACTAACCAATATGGTTTTAGTGCAGGCGCATCTCTGACAGGAGCTACCAACAACTACGGCTTCTACAGCAACATCGCTGCAGGAACAGGCCGCTGGAACTTCTACGCCAACGGAACTGCTGATAATTACTTTGCAGGCAACCTCGGCTTGGGGGTTACGCCGAGTGCGTGGAACAGCAGCAGTAAGGTTTTGCAACTCGTCGGTGGAAATATTGAGGCTTTTGGCTCCGGCGCCTTGAACTTAACGCAGAACGGGTATCGAAATTCAGGCGGATCGTTTATTTACAACAACAACGGCTACGCTTCAATTTACGGACAAAACAGCGGCTCTCACCAGTGGTACACAGCCCCATCCGGCACCGCAGGCAACGCCATCAGCTTCACGCAGGCGATGACGCTGGATGCGAGTGGGAACTTGGGGGTGGGAACTACCAGCCCTGCAAGCGCAACACGACTGACGCTGGACTACCCCGGTTTTGTTCAGATGGTAATGCGCTCAAGCGGCACTGATAGGATTTCGCTTTACGGCGATGCTTCCGTGTCGGCTGTGGATGCAAAAACAAACCCACTTGCCTTTTACGCTGGCGGCTCCGAACGCGCCCGTATCGACTCCAGCGGTAACTTCATTTTCAACAAAACCACGACTGGCGATGGAACGGTCGGCTCTTACATTTCTGCTGGCGGCACAGTCTCAACGACTCGCGCTGAATCCACGAATGCCACGTTGAATTATGTTTTGTATTCGACAGGGGCGGCGGCTTATAGGTTTTATGTTGGTATGGGCGGAACCATTTTTGCCCAAAGCACCAGCATCAGCGCCATCTCTGACCGCACGCTCAAAGAGAACATACGCGATCTTGAAACGGGCCTGTCGCAAGTCATGGCACTTAAGCCGCGCCGCTTTGATTGGAAAAACGGTGACGCAAAAAACGTGGCTGGTTTTGTTGCTCAAGAAGTAGAGCAAGTGCTGCCAGAGCTTGTGACGGATTACGTCTACAACAAGGGTGAAGACGGTAACGACATCATCAAGAAGTCGCTGAAGATGGGCGATATCCTGCCCACGCTGGTCAAAGCCATCCAAGAACAGCAAGCCATCATCACCGCCCTGACCGCCCGTGTCGCGGCACTTGAATCCAACCCCTGAAAGGAAAAACCATGAGCACAACAATCACTTGGGTCATCGAGTGGATGCAAACCACTCCTACCACCTCCAACCCTCCCGAGGTGGTGCTGACCGCTGGCTGGCGCTGCAACGGCGCTCAGACCGAAGGTGGCACCGACTACACGGGCACTTCTTATGGCACCTGCTCGTTCCCGCAGCCTTCCGAGGGCAGCCAGTTCACCCCCTATGCTGATCTGACCCAAGATCAAGTGCTGGGCTGGTGCTGGGCCAACGGCGTGGACAAAACCGCGACCGAAGCCGCTGTGCAGCAGCAGATCGACCAGCAGATCAATCCGCCGGTGGTGACTCCGCCGCTGCCTTGGTCAGCATGAGAGACTGGGCCGAAGCACTGATCGCCGCCGTCCTGATCGTCGGTGTGGTGCTTTGGTTCGTCCGCGTTTTCATGGGGGTTCTGTATGGCTGATTTCCTGCCGGCTTTCGAGGCCATGATCCAGGACGAGGGCGGCTACGTGCTGCACAACGTCCCTGGCGATCGTGGCGGGCAGACCTATGCAGGCATCGCCAGGAACTTCAACCCGGACTGGGAAGGCTGGGAGTACGTTGACCGGCGCGAGACGCCGCCGACGCCCCTGGTGCGCAACTGGTACCACACGAGCTACTGGGCCCCGATTTGTGGCGATCAGATCACCAGCCAGGCGATCGCGTCCTCGATCTTCAACTTTGCGGTCAACTCCAGCGCGCCCAAGCGGCCCACTGTGGCCATCAAGCTCGCGCAGCTGGTTGTGGGGGCAACGCCGGACGGAATCCTTGGTCCGGCCACCATCCAGGCCATCAACGCCTGCGATCCGGACAAGTTCGTCATGGCCTACGCCCTGGCTAAGATCGCCCGGTACCGGGACATTGTGACCCGCGACCGCACGCAGATGAAATTTTTATTGGGCTGGATCTCGCGCACACTGAGGGGATTGGCATGATCGACCAGCAGACACTCAAGATATTTGTTTCCTACAACCCGGAGACGGGGGAGTTCACCAGGCTCAAAGGCACAGGTAAAGGTGCAGCGGCTGGCACTGTGTCAGCTGGCGCGTTGGACAGCTCGACCGGCTACAGAAAGCTCTGCGTTGCCGGCAAACCGTATTACGCGCACCGACTCGCGTGGCTGTACATGACAGGCAGCTGGCCTGAAGACCAAATTGACCACGTAAACCACAGGCGCGACGACAACCGTTTTTGCAACCTGAGGCCGGCGACCAACGCGCAGAACAACCAACGCACCAAGGCTAGGTCAGACAGCAAGACTGGCGTCTTAGGTGTCTCTTGGCACAAGAAGGCCAACAAATACATGGCCCAGATTCGCCACCTTGGAAACACGATTTACTTGGGCCTGCATGAATCTGTCGATGCTGCGGTGGCCGCTCGTAAGGCTGCCGAAGTCCGGTATCACAGTCACCACCGGAGCGCCACATGAATATCCTGGGTATCGGCAGCGTGATCGAGTCCGTCGGCAAAGTGGCTGGCGACCTGATCACCACGGACAAGGAGCGCATGCAGCTGGAGCTGGAGGGCCGCAAGCTCGACCAGGCCATCGACCTGGCGCAGATTGAGGTCAACAAGGCCGAGGCCGCACACAGCAGCGTGTTCGTGGCGGGTTGGCGACCCGCGATCGGCTGGATCGGCGCTGCGGCCATGGCCTACCAGTTTCTGCTGTACCCGCTCATGCTCTGGGCCTGGACCTACCTGCAGGGCACCGGCTGGATACCCAAGGAACTGACCCCGCCACCAGTCTTGGACGCGGGTCAGCTTTGGGTGATCCTCTCTGGCATCCTGGGCATCGCTGGCATGCGGTCGTTCGAGAAAACCAAGGGCGTCGCCCGATGATTTATCAGCCAGCAGGCCAGACGACGCAAGTTTGCCCTGGGCGCGTCTGGACCCTATAATTCCGCAACACAGCGCCGGCTGTAGCAGCGGCTTCAAACTCAACTGGAGTCCCCATGTACACGATGACGTACAGCAGCCTGCTCGAAGATGTGCGCCGCTATCTTGAGCGGGGTTTTACCGCCGAAAGCGACCAGATCGTCTACGAGCAACTGCCGCGCCTGATCACCCTGGGCGAGCGCCGCATTTCGCGCGAGCTGAAGATTCAAGGCTTCATCCGGGCCGTCACCACCCCCCTGCAAACCGGCGTTGCCACCTACCGAAAGCCCGACCGCTGGCGCGACACGGTGAGCATGACCGTTGACGGAGCGCCGATCTTTGCGCGCTCCTACGAGTACTGCCGCAACTACTGGCCTGACGAGGCTCAAACCGCTGCGCCTCAGTTCTACGCCGACTACGATTACAACCACTGGCTGATCACGCCGACACCGGCATCCGACAGCAATCTGGAGGTGGTCTATTACGAGCAGCCGCGCTTTTTGGGTGAGGACTTCCAGACCAACTGGCTCACCGAGTACGCGCCGGACTTGCTGCTGTACGCCACACTGCTGGAGGCCACGCCGTTTCTCAAAAAGGACGAGCGCATCGGCACCTGGCAGCAGATGTACGACCGTGCGGCCCAGGCGCTCAACGGCGAGGACCTCAAGAAAATCATGGACCGCAGCGCCCAGAGGACTGAAGCATGACCACATACACCGACGTTTTCGGTGGGGCAAACATCTACCCCAGCGAGATTGACTACAGCGCCATCGCGCTTGCCGCCGACATTACGCTGAGCTGGCCCGACGAAACCTCGACCAGCCAGAACCTGGCCACCAAGATCATGGACGTCACGCCTGCAAACGGCGGCCTGTCCATCACCTTGCCGCCCGCTGACAAAACGGGCACGGGCCAAACCATCCTGTTCAACAACCGTGGCGCATCGACGTTCACGGTCAAGCGCGCCGATGGCGTGCAGGTGGTCAGCATTGCCTCGGGAACGCTCTGGCAGGTCTACCTCACAAACAACAGCACGGCGGCAGGCTCCTGGGTGGCGCTGCAGTACGGTGCATCGACCTCGCAGGTCAACGCATCATCGCTTGCTGGCAACGGCATCGTGGCCACTGGCACGCTGCTGGCGCAGTCGGTGCCCGTCACCGAGTTCAACAGCAACTACACGGCAGGCGATCAGGACCGCGCCCGTATGTTTGTCTGGACCGGCGCTGGCGGCACGCTCACATTGCCCGCTCCGACGGTCGTTGGCAACAACTGGTTCTGCTACCTGCGCAACTCTGGCTCCGGCGCCATCGTTGCCGACCCGACGGGTACCGTGATGATCGACGGCGGCCCGACATTGTCCTTCCAGCCTGGCGAGTCCGCGATCATTGTCTCGGACGGCGCCAACTACTACACGATCGGCTTTGGCCAGTCCGCAACGTTTGCCTTCGATTACACCTCGATCAACGTGGCGGGCTCTGGCAACTACACATTGACCGGAACGGAATTGAACCGCATCGCCTATGGCTTCACGGGCGTTTTGACAGGCAACCGCACGATCATCGTGCCGGCCACGGTGCAGCAATACTGGGTCAATAACGAGACCACGGGCCCCTACAACTTCACGGTCAAGACGGCCGCTGGCGCTGGCGTCCTGGTGGCTTCTGGCTCGCGCTCGATCCTTTACTGCGACGGCACCGATGTGGTCAACGCCGACACCGGCGGCCTGGCTGTTCCCATTCAGGTGTCTGACGGCGGCACCGGCGCAACGACCGCAGGCGCAGCTCGCATCAACCTGGGCGCATCTGCTGTGGGTGACGCAGTTTTCACGGCTGCTGACGGAAACGCCGCCTACGCGGCTCTGGGTATTGCGCCATCTGGCGTTGTGGTGGGCGGGACGTTCTGATGCCAACCCAGATCCTGCGCTCGCAGCCGGGCATCAAACGCGACGGCACCAAGTTCGAAGGCGACTTCTACGTCGACGGGCAGTGGGTTCGTTTTCAGCGTGGCCTGCCTCGCAAGATTGGCGGGTATCGCTCGATTTCCAAGTACCTCACAGAGATTTCGCGCGGCTTCATGAGCTTTACGCAGCAGCTGCTGCAGTACTGCCACAGTGGCGGCCCAAGCACGCTGGAGCGCTTCACGATCGACGCCAGCAAGAACTCCAGCTTGATCTCCAACCGCACCCCGGTGGCTGTGGCCGCAACTGGCACCGTGACGCTCACCGGCGGCGCTGCTGGCTCGGTCGATGGCATCACGGTCAACGGCGTGCAGATCATGTCCGGCGCGGTGTCCTTCACCACGGACTTGGCCACGACAGCTGCGGCTGTGGCGACCAACATCAACTTGCACGTTTCGGTGCCAAACTACACTGCCGTGGCCGTTGGTCCGGTGATCACCATCACGGCAGTGACGGCTGGCGTTGCCACCAACGGGTACGCGGTCGTGGCCTCAACCACCACCATTACAGCAACTGACACCGACATGGTGGGAGGCTCTGACGCGCTTGCGGCGTCGGACGCCAACCGCTGGATGTTCCAGGCTGTGTTCGATTCCTCGACGCAGTACAACGCGCTCTTGGCGCACGTTTCGCCCAACGGCCGCTGCCTGTGCAACGACGTGGGCGGCCAGATTTTCTACGGCGACCTGCTTGGCACCGCGCCCCTGAAAAGCGTGCAGCTGCCTCCTGGCGCCAACGCCACGGGCGGCATCGTGGCGCTGCACCCGTACCTGTTCTACTACGGCACGGCCGGCATCATCGGCTGGTCTGTTTCTGGCGAGCCAACAAACCTCACCGGCGCAGGCTCCGGCATCGCTCGGGTTTGGAGCCAGAAGATCGTCAAGGGCATGCCCCTGCGCGCTGGCGCAGGTTCTGCTCCGGCTGGAATCTTCTGGGCCTACGACGCGGTGATTCGCGCCACCTTCACCGGTGGCCCCACAGTTTTCCAGTTCGACACGATCGCCACCGACACATCGATCCTGTCCGCCGACTCTGTTGTGGACTATGACGGCGTGTTTTTCTGGGCCGGAGTGGACCGGTTTTTCATGTTCAACGGCGTGGTGCGCGATGTGCCAAACCAGATGAACATCAACTACTTCCTCGAAGGCCTGAACCCGCAGCAGCACAGCAAGGTGTTTGCCTGGAAGGTCCCGCGTTTCGGTGAAATCTGGTGGGCCTACCCCAAGGGAGACGCCACGGAATGCACCCACGCCGTGATCTACAACGTGCGCGAGAACACCTGGTACGACACGGCGCTTCCAACGTCTGGCCGATCGGCCGGCGGCTACAACAACGCCTTCATGTCGCCCATCCTGGTAGACGCCGTGCCGACTGCCAGCGGTTACCGCACCTGGGTGCATGAGCAGGGCGTCGACGAGATTGACGGCACCCTAGCCGCGCCAATTCAGTCGTACTTTGAAACAGCCGATCTGTCCTCGATCGTGCAGGGCCAGGACGGCTATCTGCGCATCACCACCATTGAGCCGGACTTTGTGCAAAAAGGCCCCATGACCGTGCAGGTCACAGGCCGCGCCAACGCTCGCGCGCCCGAGGTGGTCAGCTCGATTTTCACGTTCCCCGAGCAGGCCGATCAGCCGTTCGAGCAGATCGTGATGCTCAAGGAGCAGCGCCGCGAGCTGCGTGTGCGTTTCGAGTCGAACGCGCTGTACGGCGACTACCAGATGGGCCAGATCATTGGCCACATCGACGCAGGCGACAGGACGGTGCTGGGATGATCATCACGCTGCCCACAGGAATGGAGCTGCTCGACTGGTCGTCGCAGGTCATCATTGACCTCGACGCCTACGGCTCCTTTGGTCGGCTGCAGGACCCGGACCGCTGGCAGGACTGGGGCGTGCAGTTCCTGAACAACACGACGATTGGGCGAAACTTGCCCAATCCTTACGGATTTACAGACTGGAAAGAATGGGCCGAAAGGCTGGTTGGAGCACTCTCATGAATCAAGAAATTTTGAACCTGATCCAAGGCAACCCCCAGGCCATGCAGGCTGTTGGCGAGGCCATCCAGGAAATCATGAACGACGAGGACGTCTCTCCGGAGGCAGTCGATCAACTTGCACAGATTATCGAAAGCACGCTCCAAAACCCTGCCGTTTACCCACAAACGCGCATGGCCATGATCCAGTCGAATCTGATCGACGAGGACGACCTTCCGGAGCAATTTGACGAGATGTTGCTGACCGTTCTGCTGATTGCGCTGAAGGTCGTGCAAAGCCAGCTTCAGTCCGGCAACATGCCGCGTTTTGCCCGTGGCGGCCTGAACCAGATTGCTCGCATGGGCCGCTACGGTGACACCATGTTGGCCCACATCACGCCCGAGGAAGCGCGCCTGTTGCGTGCTCGCGGCGGTTCCGGCACGATCAATCCACAGACGGGTTTGCCAGAGTTCTGGAGCTTGAAAAAAGCGTTTAAGAAGATCGTCAAGGCCGTGGCTCCTGTTCTGCCGATCGTGTTGAGTGTGGTTGCGCCTGGCGTTGGAACCGCTATCGGATCGGCTTTGAGTGGTGGTGCTCTTGCTGGCACGGCCGCCAGCATGCTTGGCAGTGCGGCGATTGGTGGCTTAAGCTCCGCCGCGACAGGAGGCAACGCTTTGCAGGGCGCGATCGGCGGCGCTTTGGGCGCTGGCGCTGGTGGCGCTTTGGGTGGAATGGTTGGCGATGCCACAGGCATGGCGCTGAGCGACACAGCCAAAAACGTGATTGGAAGCTCGCTGATCGGCGGCGCACAAAGCGCAGCGACCGGAGGGGACTTCCTGACTGGCGCAGTCCAGGGTGGTGTTGGCGGCTACGCTGGCAGCACGCTCTCTGGCGCTGCCGGCGGTGTTGGAGGCAAGCTCGGTACCGGCCTGCAGACGGCTGGCCAGCAATTTGGCAACGCCCTGACCATGGGCGCAACGCCAACGCAGGCATTCACCGCTGGCGCTCTGTCTGGCCTGGCCGCTGGCCTGACCGCCCCGGCTCCCAAGTCTCCCTACGACCTGACCCCATCCGACTCGGGTGGCTTGGGCTTGAAGGCCCCGTCCGACATTGCCATCGAAGGCCTGAAAACTCCGGCGCTGAATACGGCCAGCATTCCGGAAATGGGCGTAGGCATGGATTACAGCCTGACCGGTGGGCGGACCCCGACGTTTAAAGGGCCCGAAACCATGGCCGTCGACTACTCGCTCACTGCACCAACGGCTCAAACGGCCAGCGCACAGCCCGAGCTGGGCACCGGCATCCAGCAGTCGCCGCTTAACGCGATCGCGGCCCAGACGGCTGCCACCACGCCTGGCGTCAAAGGCACGGTCGGCGACGCGGCTGCCAACAAGGGCTTCAGCCTGGGCACCGCAGCCAACATGCTGCCGTTGCTGTCGCTTTTCAGCGCTGCCGAAACGCCCGAGCAGGTGCAGCAGGTTGTGGCCGGTATGACGCCCGAGCAGCAGGAATACTTCAACCGCCCGATGCGTACCTGGAATTGGGACACGCTCAACGCGGCGGCCAAGATCCAGGGCCTGCCGATCGGCAGTTACATCGCCCGCAACTGGGACAAGGTCGGCGGCGGCATGTACGACAACCCAGCCGCGCAAGAGCCCCAGCAACTTGCTCGCGGTGGCGCCTTGATGCGCCTGGCGCGCGGCGGCGGTTCTGGCCGCGATGACACCATCCCGGCCCGCCTGTCGGACGGCGAGTACGTCATGGACGCCGAGACGGTGGCACTCTTGGGCGACGGATCGACGGGCGAAGGGGCTCGCCGACTGGACCAGATGCGGGCTAAAATTCGCCAACACAAAGGCAAATCGATGGCCCGGGGCAAGTTCAGCGCGAACGCCAAATCGCCGTTGGCATATCTGAAAGGCGCATAACATGGGCAGTCTTTTCCAGGGTGAACCCCAAAAAGCCACCTCCTACGTCACCAGCACGACGGAGACCCCGAAGTGGCTGCAGGACGCCATCTACAACCAAATCTACCAGGCCACCAACGTGGCCAACACGCCGTTCACGCCGTACAGCGGCACGCTGGTAGCAGGTGCAACGCCCCAACAGAAACAAGCCTACGAGGCTGTCAGCGCAAACCAGGGCCTTTGGAAAGCGCCGTTTGAAACCGCCCAGACTGGGCTTGAAAAGCTGACAACGGCCCCTGGCGCCGTATCGGCTGCCACGCCGTACATGACGCAAGCCGCTGGCATGAGCCCGCTGCAAGCCGCCCAGGGTTTGATCACGCAGGCCACAGGCACAACCGGTGTTGGCGCGGCTCAGCCGTTTTTGAACCAGCAGGCCGCCGCTCTGGCGGGCGTTGACACCAGTACCGGTGCACGCACGCTGTCGCCTTATGTGCAGGCCAGCCTGGAGGGCTCAGGCCTGACCGCTGCCGCTCCGTACATGCAGCAGGCTGCGCAAACCACGGCGCAGGACATTGGGCAGTTCTTCAACCCTTACACCGAGTCGGTCACCAACCAGATCGCCAAGCTCGGTGCGCGGAACCTGCAAGAGAACCTGCTGCCGTCCGTTTCCGACGCCTTCATCCGTGCTGGCCAGTTCGGCGGCACGCGCATGGGCGAGTTTGGCGGCCGGGCCCTGCGCGACACCCAAGAGTCGATCCTCAACCAGCAGTCGCAGGCTCTGCAGGCCGGATACGGCCAGGCCGTTTCCGCAGCCCAGCAAGAGGCCGCGCGTCAGGCTCAGCTGGCATCGACGGCTGGCGGTCTGGGTACCGCCCAACAGCAGGCCATCCTGTCCGGCGGCCAAGCCCTTACCTCTGCACAGCAGCAGGCGGCGCAGCAAGAAATCGCTCGCGCCCAGGCTTTGGGCGGCATAGGCACGCAGCTTGGCGGATTGACTCAGGCCCAGCAGCAGGCCCTCCTGAGCGCCGCCCAGCAAACCGGTGCCCTGACGGGTCAGCAGCAGCAGCTGCTTGCGTCCTTGGGGTCGCAGGCTGGCCAGCTCACGCAAGCCGACCTGCAGCGTCAGCAATCTACTCTGCAGCAGATGGCCGCCATGGCACAGCAAGGCCAGCAGATGCGGACGACCGATGCGGCTGCCCTGGAGGCCGCTGGCGCAGCTCAGCAGCAACTTGCGCAGCGCGAGGCCGACGTAAAGTACCAGCAGTACCTTACGGAGCTGCAGTACCCCAAGAGCCAGCTCGACTGGCTGTCCACCCAGGTGCGCGGCATGGCGCCCAACGTGCAGTCGTCGACAACGCAAACCGGCCAGACCACCGGTCAGACCTACTCGGCATCGCCGTTGCAGCAGCTGGCAACCGGCCTGTCCGCATCCGCCGGTCTGAGCAAGCTGCTCGGCGGTTAATTTTTGGAGGCAAACATGCCATCGATTTACGACCTGGCCTCGAACTACGAAATTGGCGGGGAGCCTGGGATTCGGCTTCCTATTGCGGCCGCTCCGATTGCGCCCGCTGCAACTGCCGAAGCTGCGCAGCCTGTCATGACTCAGATGGCGGCCATTCCCCAGGTCGCCAGTGGCGGCCGAAACGATCAGCTCATGTCGCTGGTCAGCCGATACTTCCCGCAGGGCGACGAGTACGGGGCCGAGCTGAAATCCGCCCGCGAGACCATGACCCGCGAGTCCGAGGCTTTCAACAAGCTCCTGCAAGACGCCATCAAGCAGCCCGGCGACACCGGCCCCAGCAAGGCCGAGATGTACTTCCGCCTGGCTGCCGCCTTCGGTGCGCCAACCAAGACGGGCAATTTCATGGAATCGCTGGGCAAGGCCGGCGAGGCAGCCGCCACTATGAACAAGGAGCAGCGCGAGGCGGCTCTTGCCGAGCGAAACCGACGTCTGCAGCTCGGCCTGGAGGCGCAAAAGCTGCGCATGACCGGCGCCAAAGAGGACCTCAACACCCTGCGTGCACTGGCTGCCGAGGGCATGAAAGACAAGCGCACGATCGCCACAGAGCTGATCAAGGACTATGTGAAGTCCGGCCAGCCCGAGTCGTCCGCAGGAAAGCAGGCCAAGGACGAGGGCCTGCAGCCTGGCACGCCCGAGTTCCAGAAACGCGTGAGCGAAATCGCAGCCATGAACACTGAGCAGCAGATGAGCCGCATCAACGCCACACTGGCACAGATGGGCACCGCCCAGGCAAACCTTGCCCTGGCCCAGCAGAAGTTCGACTTCCAGCAGCAGCAGGCCACCAAGCTGACACCTCAAGAGTTGAAGCTCAAGACCGAAACAGAGGACGCGCTCAACAGCGTCAAAGGCTCCATGGGTGTCCTCAGCCGCGCTTTCGAGCTCAACAAGAACAGCATGTCCGGCTCTTTGGCCGATAAGGCGGCTCGCACTGTTTTGGAGGCCGCAGGATCCAAGGACCCGGTCCTGGTCAATACGCAAGAGCTGGAAAACCTGCTTACCGACCAGATGATCAGCTCGGCATCCGAAAAAATGAAGGGCGTGCTGTCCGATTCGGACATCAAGCTGCTTTCCATGGTTTCTGGTGCCAAGTCCAAGAACCAGGAAGAGCGCCGCCGCATCATGCTCAACGCTTACGGCGCCCTGCAGCGTGGCCAGGCCAAACTGCAAAAACGTTTCAACGAGATCAACCAGGGGTTGTACCGCGACACCACCCCGGCAGGAGGGCTTGAGTAATGGCTGACGGCACCATCAACGCAGCCCGCGCCTTCCTGGGCCAGGGCCTGGGCATGGGCTGGGGCGACGAGGCCGAGGCCTGGCTGCGCTCCAGGCTGGGCGACCAGCCCTACGAGCAAGCTCTCCAGCAGATCCGCCAGGAGTACGCTCGGTACGCCCGCGAGAACCCTGGCACGGCCATGGCCGCCGAGTTCGCTGGCGGCATGGCTCCTGCAATTGGGATGATGTTTGTCCCAGGCGCGCAGCCCGCCGCTGTTGCACAGGCGCAACGCTCGACGATCGGCGCTTTGGGTCGCCTGGCAGCCCTTGGCGGGGCCACAGGTGCGGTGTCCGGCGCTGGGTCGGCAACCGAGGGTGAACGCGGCTCAGGCGCGCTTGTTGGCGGCACGCTGGGCACGGCGATTGGCGGCGGCGCACCCGTTGTGCTGCGCAGCGCCAAGAGCGCCGGCCAGTGGCTGCGCGATCGCCTTGCGCCAACCGAGGCGACCATTTCCGCACGGGCCGGCGAAAAGATGACCAAAGCCATGCGCGAATCTGATCTGACACCACAGCAGATCGAGCAGATGATGGCCAAGGACCGCGCTTTGAATGTGCCCAGCACCCTGGCCAACGTGGACGCGGCAATGGCCGACCTGGCCGAGGCTGTGGCCCAGCGCACCGGCAAGGGCACGCGCAAGGTCGAAAAGACCCTTACGCAGCAGAAAACCGGCGCCCGCGAGCGCACCTACCAACAAGTCCAGAAGGGCCTGCAGCCGGGCAATTTTTACGAGGACGAGGCCAGGCTGGTCAAAGAGCTTCGAGCCAAGGCAAACAACGTCTACGACGAGGCTTACGCCTGGGGCGATGTGGACGACCCACGTATCGTTGAGGCGCTCAAGAACCCGCAGTTTCAGCAGTTCTTCCAGAAAGCTCGCGGCATCGCCGACACCGAGGCCATGGCCGCCAAACTGCGTGGCGAGGACCCGGCCAAGTACGCTCTGCCCGAGATTTACAAGCCGACAGGCAAGTTCACCGACTCCGGCGCGGAAATCTTGGAGCTGACCAAGCTGCCCGACGTTCGCACGCTGGACTACATCAAGCGCGGCATCGATGCCACGATTGAGTCCGGTTTTGCGGGCAAGGGCCTGTCCAAGACCGAGGCCAGCGCCCTGCGCGACCTGCGCAAGGTGTTTGTGAACGCCATCGACGAGGCCACCGGCGGCGAGCAGTCGGCCTACCGCACCGCCCGCCAAGCCTACGCTGGCGACATGGAGGTGATCGACGCCATGCGCGCCGGCATGCAGGACTTCGGCAAGCTGGACCACGAGCAGGTGATCAAGCTGGTGTCCGGCATGGGCAGCGCCGAGAAAGAGGCCTTCCGCACCGGTGTGGCCCGCAGCCTGTACAGCACAATCATGGATCCGTCGACCAACTTCAACGCGGCCAACAGGATCATCAACTCGCCCGAAACGACGGCTAAGCTCCAGCCCTTGTTCGACGACCCCGCGCACTTCCGTCTGTTCAAGGCGGCTTTGGAGCGTGAGGCTCAGTTGTTCCAGCAGGCCAACAAAATTTTGGGCGGCTCGCAGACCGCCAAGCGCAAGGGTATGGCCGAAGAGTTAGACGAAGGCCCGGGCGTTGGCCAGGCTGTGGTGCAGGGCGCGCTGGGCAACTTCAGCGGCGCGCTGTCCGGGCTGGCCACACGATTCGCCAACAGCGCCACGATTACCCCCCAGGTGGCAGACAAGCTGGCCGACATGCTGATGGCCAAGAACCCTGCCGAGGTGGCCGCTGTGGTGAAGTTCCTCGAGGACTATGCTGCCGGCCAAGCGCCCAAGGCGGTCAAGGCAACGGCTGGCGAGGCCGGCGCCGTGATGGGCACCACAACATCGATTTTCAACCCACCTGCTGTGGAAGGCGAAACCTCGGCCGGCATCGAGGCCGCCATGCCCACAACGCCCGATGTACCCGAAGGCGAGAGCGATCTGGAGCGCGAGTGGCGCAAGATGAACGCGCCAAAACAGACAGCGCCCGACACGCTGGAATGATTGCAGTTGTCTCCCTCGCCTGAGAAATCAGGCTTAACCCCGCCCTAACTCGGCGGGGTTTTTTCTTCCGGGGTGATGAAGCCGACAACCCGAATTTGGTCAAGGATGATGCGCAAGTGATCCGCCGCCGCGCGCTGGCCTTCGCGCTCGGCCCGGTCGATCGCCGCCTGGATGACGGCAGGCGGTTTTGACCAGTGAAGTCCTGGGCCGAGCAGGACGCGGATGTACGGCCAGGGCGTTTCAGAGCTCACCGCTGGCCTGCGGCTGCGCCATGCGGTCCCGCAGCTCCTTGACCTGCTTTTCCAGCGCCTCGTTTTCTGCCGTCAGGCGATCGTTGCGCGCGCGCAGGAGCCGGTTCTCGTAGTCCAGCTCAGCAACCAACATGTCCAGCTTCATTTCGTCTTCGCTCATGGCAACTCCTCAATACACATTAATGTCTTTGTGCCGCTCGCACTTGCTGCACTTGTACGTGTAGAAGCGACCGATTTCATGCTCATCTTGGGTCAGGCTGCCAGACCCTGTGTGCTTCCAGTTGTGCCAGCACCCGTGCCACAGGAATTCAAGCAGTCGGCTCATTTCGTTTCTCCTGTGTTCTTCTCGCGCAGCTTGGCTTCGATGGCGCGACATACTTCATTGACCGTTAGATGGTCAGACTGTCGCCAGATTGTTTTGATTTCCTCATCCGTCAGCCCAACCCATTGCCGCTGTGCTGCGGGTGGGGTGGTGTAGAGCGCACCATAGCCGTCCCATCCAGTAACTCGGGTGATTCTGTTTTCACCGTGATTAACCCACGCCACCGGCTCCTGCACAGGAACTGTGGGTGCTGGGTGTGTGTAGAGCGGTTCCACCGTGGCATCGGTGCTGTCGGCGTTGTGTGGCCGTTTGTCTTCAAGCTGCCATCCGCTGTTGCCCCACTTCCAGCGCCACGCCACCGGCTCCTGCTTCTCTGCTTGCTCGATGGCGGTGCGGAGGGCGTCAACCCTTTCGTTGAACCAATCAGAAGTGTTCATATGACCTTGCACCTCCTCCAACGCCTCCAGCGCCTGCTTCATTGCTTCGATGTGGTTCATGCCTCTCGCCCTTTCCAATCTTGTTCACCGTCATCGCCGCTGCGCCAGCCAACTTCAAAACACAGCCATGCAAGCCCAATCCAAAACTCACCAGCCGTGCTGATAGCAATGGACGGCCAGAGGAACACATACTCTTTATCATGCTCGAAATAGATCATGGTTGCTTCTCCTTGTATCGGGCTTCGGCATAACGAACGCCAGCGCGGAAGCTCACAAAGTCGGCGCAGACTGGCTTGGCTTGTTTGATCTGTTCATCCGTCATGGGCTCCTGCACAGGTGCTGCGGGTGGGGTGTCCAGTAGCGCGTTGCCGCCCGCGTCGCCTTCGGTGGCAATTCTGAATGCACAGACCGCCACATCGAATGCCTCAGCGCGTACATCTCCGTCGCCAGCATAGGCACGACGCAACTCATCGACCTCACCCATCAGGCCATCGAACATGCGCCCGTTCTTCGGGTATTTGGTTCGGCTGCGCTCCAAGTCGGTAAGGAAATCCTCCATACCCTCGGGTGCTGCGGGTGGGGTGGTGTAGAACGGCACAGTGTGGTACGCCGTTTTTGATTCAGACCACGTATGCGTGTCGCCACTCCCTCCACGCTCCCGCTCGGCCACTGCGCTTGCGATGTTCGCGTGATTGACCCAGCCGGACGGCTCCTGCTTCTCTGCTTGCTCGATGGCAGTGCGGAGGGTGGTGATGGCTGGCTCTACGCGCTGCCACTGATCCCACGGGTGTTCTCGGGTGCGCGTATTTACCCAATCTGCTACACCGGACAGCGCCTCCAGCGCCTGCTTCATTGCTTCGATGCTCATAAGTCCATCACCTCCACATCGTGCGGCTTTTTCTTGCCAGCAAGTATTTCGTGAATGCGCCGCTCTGTTTCGCGGTGTGCCTTGATCATGGTTCTGGCTGGCAGCGCGTCCAGCAGGTCGCCATAATCGGCCAGGACGCCACGCACAGCCTGGATGCCTGCGCCGTCCAGACGGATGTTGCCACCGGCCTTGTGGCGCTTTCCTGCCAACGCCATGGCCGTCACCGCGTCGGACAGCAGGCCCGAGGCGTCGGTGATCTGGACCATGTCGCCGTCGCATCCGTGCCAGTGGCCAGGAATCGGAACCTGGAAAGTCTCGCCCGTTTCTGGATCGACTTTGGTTTCGAAGAAGCTGCCGCTTGTGACCAGCGTCTCCATGATGTTGACCGCGTCGCTGACCACGCGCCAGTCGTCTGTGGTGGGCTCCGGGGCCTTCTCCATGGCATCCAGGCCCTGGTGCATGCGCGTGAGCTGGTGCACACGGTGCGATTCGGGCAGCGGCTGCGTTGGGCTGGCCATCATCACATCGATCAGGCTGTATCGGTAGACGTAGACCGTCCGCTTGGGTTTTTGTTTTTTCATAGTCCTGCAAGTTTCTTGGCGGCTCTGTGCAGCCGCGCGTTGAACCAGCGCCTGATCGCGTAACTGCGCACCAGGCTGATGATGGTGAACCAGGCTCCGATCGCCAGGTTGTCCGACAGTGGCAGGTGGATGCCAAACATCGGGAAAATTGCAAGCTGGCTGGCCAGCGCCACGCCGTAGCCGATCACCACGTTGAACACGGACTCGATCAGCGATGCGGTGCGGGACTGGTTCATTTGAGCCATACGGCGATGAAATAGAAGGCGCAGAGCACGCCGTTCATCCAGTGCTTGCCGATCCAAGCAGCCAAGAACACGTTGCTGGTCAGCATTGCGATCTGGGCGTCAGTCATTTATGTTCCCCAGGCATTTCTTGACCTCTTCGTACACGTCGTTCCGCGCAGGGTTGTCAGCTTCCCGCTTGTCCCAGCCCGCGTAGCGCATTTCGTTCTCGCAGCCAATCAGTAAGTCATGCATTTTGCGCAGGCAGTCGGCGGCTCTGCCGTGCCCTGGGTGCTGCATTTCTCTCTCCAGCATGTCGGCCAGGCGCAAGGCCTCTGGCATCTTGCCGATGCGCAACAGCTCTGCGGTGTCTGCCTCGCTGGCGTAAGGGTCAAAATGATCGCCAGCTTTTTGGAATGTGGGTGGGGTATTTGTTGTGGGTGGAATGCTCATTTCTGCTCTCCTGTTTTTGCGTCCTCAAACATCCAGTCCTCAACGTCTTGCTGACGGTATCGGATGTGGCCACGTGGACCTCCACCGAGCTTGATGAACTTTGGACCCTTGCCGGCCAGGCGCCAGTTTTCCAAAGTGCCGACCGAAATCTTGATCAGCTGGGAGACTTCCTGCGGCGTCAGCATCTGGTTTTCAAACTTCTCCATGCGGGTACTCCTTGCGGACCGCCCGAAGGCGGCCCTTGTCGCGTTATTCAGCAGCGGGTGCGGCTTCTGCTGCAGGCTGGCCAGGGTTCACCACGGGGATGTTCTGCGCCTCGGCTTGCGCCTTGGCCTGGCCCTCAAAGTTGTTCAAGAGCACCCAGGCGTTGGTCTTGGTGGGCAGGTCGCCAAGGATGGCGTGCAGGAAATTGAACTCGCTGACGGTCAGCTTCAGGGTGATGGTTTGTTCGTTCATGGTTTTCACTTGGGGTTGTATGTGCCGATGAGCACGGGGAGGGTGTTGATGGCGTCTCCGACAAGGTCGGTCAACTCTTTGGCCATATCTTCGTTGTGCTGCTCCATGTTCTGGATGCGCAACGTGATGGCCGGCTTGTCGCCACCGGTGCGGACGCCAAGGCGCATCACAAACAGGCGGCTTTGCAGTCCGTGGAAGGGCACGGTCTCGAAATAGATCAGCGTCGGCAGCGGCTCGGTGCTGGTGGCCTGGACGCTTTCGAAGGCGCTGCGGCTCGCTGAGAGCTGCTTTTCCTGGCTCTCCATCTTGCGCATGGCCTCGATGGTGACCTTGCGCACAGCGGCGATTGCTTTAGGGTTTGCAATGTTGCCCTCTTCGTTGTAGCAAGACACTAGGCTTGGCCAGTCCTCCATGAACTCGGCCACCTCTTGCTGGCTTCGCGGCTGGCCGTTTGCAATTTGATTCATTGCCATAAAAGCGGCCGTGGCTTTGGGCGCAAACTCGGCGGTGTTATCGGCGTGGCCAGGCGTCTCGGGAGCTCCCAGATTGAGCACCGCAATTGCGCGCATGGCCTCTGCGTTCACAAATACCGTGGCGCCTGTTTCGGCATGCTGGTCAACGTAGGAAGCGAAGTCATCAACCGCGCTTGTTTTCATGGATCCAATTGCGCGGCGGCGCTTTTCCATCCACTTTTCAACGTCGTGAATTTTGTAGTCTGAAGGTAGCGCGGCCACACCAACGACAGGAATACTGTCATTTGCGGCATCAATTGCATGGCTTTCCTGCAATGACTTAAGGGTGTCTTTATCAAACATGACCACTCCTTAAACCAGCTCACCTTGCTTACCCATCAGCGAAGGCTGAGCAAGCGAGAGGGCGCCGTATTTGCCAACGTGCAGCACGGTGGCGCGTTTTTCTTCCTCGCCAGACTTGCCGTCCAACGTGGGCTTCACGAATTTCAGCGTGTGCTCGCAGCGCACTTGGCCGGTGCCAGGAATCTGCGTAAACGACAGCTTGATGTTTACCTCGCCGACCTTGTCGTGGTCGGTGCAGGCGGCTGCCACCTGGGACAAAGCGATCGAGAGCTTGCGCTCAAAGATGCCGCCGTCCAAATCGGTGAAGAACTCGGACACATCGGTTGCGGCCGCAACGCTGATGGGGGTTGGTTTCTGCTCGCTCATAGATTACTCCTTAGTTTCAGTTTGGATTTCCTCGATTGGACAGTTGTCCGCCACGAGCTGGGCTACCTCTGCGGTTGTGGCCGGGAATACCTCGAACACATCCTGGAGTGCGTAACGGATGGCCTGGGCATAGCTTTTCGCCATGACCATCCTGATGTCGCCATCGCCTTTGGGCTTGATTATGTAGACGCGCATGCGTTTCTCCTGTTGGGTGGGCCTACTCACTGCCTGTCTCCACTGCCGCTTCTCGGGACTTTGACCAATTGGCTGATTGTTGCAGTGGACGGAACCTCATCGGCTTTTGCCTGCCCTGGTGCGACTTCTCGCTTCCGGGCAGCTTTCGACCCAAAACTTTAGATCGGGCTGTCCGCCTCTTGATCGTGAGACACCTCGGTGTGCGGCACGTCGATCACGCCGTCATCATCGGGCATCGGGGCGCCCTCTGGCGCTTGTTCAGCGACTTTATTTAAACGGCTGGGGCGCTTGGCCGCAGACGGCTTTTCATCGGCTTGTGGCGCCTCCTGGGCGGCTTGGGCGGGCTCTGGGGGCATAAACAGCTCGTCGTCCTCTTTGATCACGCCGTCGATATCGGTGGAGAGCGGCAGGCGCTTGCTGTGGCGGCGCACAACCGTTTTCTTGGCCATCTCAGCGAAGTCGGACACCCAGGGGCCAGACTGGCCGGAGCGGCTGCGCGCGCGGATCTGGTTGACATCCTCCACCGACATAACTTCTCGGGACTTCTCGCCGTCCTTCATGGTGACGATCGAGTACACCGCGATCAGCTTGCCGCGGTTAAAAAGCGCGGGCTTGTGCGTGATGTGCTCCTCGTCGCCCAGGCAGAAGTCGAAGTTGTCGTTCTCGTAGACCGCTTGGACCGACCAGGTGCTGATCTCGCCTGAGTTGCGCACCAGCTTCATGATGCCGGCCACCATCGGCATCCACTGCGCTTGGTTCTTAAACGTGACAATTGCGCCTTCGCGGCCGTCTGGCAGCAAGCCCATCTGCGCGGCCTTGGTGGCGGCGGCAAACAGCGTGCGGCGGTCAGCCTCAAGCAAATTAGGGTTGGTTTGCACAGCGGTCAGCGTGACCCGCACAAACTTGTCGACGCTTACATGAGCCGGCAGGGCGGCTTTGAACTGAGGCGCCATTTTTTCGATTGCGCCTCGCACCTCTTGAACTGCGGGGAGATTACTCATCTGGATTACTCCTGAAAACGCCGGTGGCCGACCGGCTGCGGGATGGATTCCTGTTTGGAATTTCCAATCAGTGTACCATTATTTCGTGGGCTTGCGTGGGTAAATTCGCAAGTTTCTGAACCCCGCCCGGCCGCCGTAGGTTTTGCCCACCATGTCGGCGGTGATCAGGGTTGGTGGGGTGTCTGCCTGCAGCGCGCAGCTCACGCTCCAGGCGCTGGTGAGCACATTCTCGGCGTCGCCGATGTGCTTGAAGATTTTTGCCTTGGCAACGTCCTTGTCCTCCTTGGCGTTGGCCTCTGTTGTGGCTGCGGTTTTGTATTCCTGCAGCAGCTCGGCCAGCGTTTCGTCGCCATCTGCGCTGAGCACCTTGCCTGGCTTGGCGTACTGGTTCAGGCGGATCATGACCTCGGCGTCGTCTGGCATCACCGGGTCCGGCTCCAGGCCTTCGTCGACCGTTTTCCAGAAGGCCGCCACGCGGGCTTTGATCGCCTTGATGACGTCCTCGTCGCGCTGACGCTCGATCACCACGCCCCTGTTGCCAGCGATGAACGCACCGATGAATGCCCGCTCAAAGCCAGACACGGCCATCTGGTGCTGGACCTGCATTTCGATGTGCTCCGGGGCCTCGATGCTGCCGTCCTCGTGCTCAAGCCAGCCATCGCGGAATGCCAGGTAGTCGACGTTCTTGATCTCCAGATGCACGGGCCCACCCGGCAGGTTGGTTATCACGAAGTCAAACGAGCTGCCCATGCGCAGGTCGGGGTCGCGGAAGTACTCCTTCATGGGCTTGACCTCCCAGCCCTGTTCTTCGGCGATGCCGTAGGCGATTGCGGCCTCCAGGCGGTTGCCCCAAAGAACTCGCTCATTCATCTTGAATTCAGGAACAATACCGGTTCGTTTCCTGTGCCAAAGATCGAAGTGGGTCAGATACGGAGACATCCCAAAAAGAGCAGCGCTTTCCGTACTGGTGACGTCAGCTTTTCTCATTTGCAACCAGTGTTCTTGGTTGCTCGGAACAATAATTTCAACAGTCATGATTTGCGCCCTTTTTTGATTGATTCACACGCCTTACATCTTCTGGCTTCACGCTTTCCCTCAATCCGCAAGTTTTCACCAAACAGCGGATGCCCTGCGTTGCAGTGTGTCTTGAGCCTGTTGTAATTTCCAACGCCGTTGTCCCTTTGCCTTGATCGCATGTCTGACAAATTGTCTTGTTGCGTTCCCAGAGAAAGGTGGTTTGGATTTACGCAAAAAGGAACATCGCAATCGTGTCGAACAACCTGAGATTTTTTGAATGGCCCGTTGTTGGCAGCGTATGAAACGCGATGCGCCCTTATCGGATGTTGCTTGCCTTGGTCATTCATAACCATCATGCGCCCATAACCGTCATGTGTTGCGTTGCCAATCCAAATCCAGCAACCTGATTCTGGAAGTCTGACAATGTGACGCTCGATGCGTTTTTTCATTTCGACGGCGTCAACATTCAGCCAGTGCTCCTGGTTGCTGGGGACGATGATTTCAGTTGCCATGATCGAGCTCCAAAGGTCCGAAAAGCGCGCGGCCTGCAGCCTCTGGGAACCTGGCGCCACGTGAGGCCACCAGGTTGGCGTCGATCACCTCGTTGAAGCCGTCGCATGGCGATATCCAGTAGCCGCGCTCGCCGTCGTCCTGCGTGGCCTCAACGATGCCCACCAGGCCTCGGCCGCTGGTGAACCATTGGACGCGATGAATGGTGGTCATGCTGCCTCCGTTGCTTTTGGCGCAGCCAGCGAAATCTGCAGCGGCTCCAAAAATTCGCTGCTGTGGACTCTTAAATGGTCGTGTATTTTTACGGCCAATGGCATGCCTCCAACCACCAGATTGAAAGGCAAATCAAAGCAGTGCCATTCTCCTTCTCCGATGTTGGTTGCTGAAGGTTGGTGGGTTGCATTCATTAAGGCTTTTAATTCTTTGCTGAACGTGACACCCGCACGTTTTTCAATTTGATCTACGGTCAAATTTCCAAGCATGATGTTCATGCTTGCTCTCCTGTTGCTTTGGCGATGGCGGCACGAGCGTGACTGGCCGCCTCTTGCATGTGAGGCTCCATGTATTCAACCGCATGAAAACTGGTCACCATTGCCCAACAAGCCTCCAACAAATCAGGCGCGGCGGCGATCAGGCGGGCGTTGGCTGCGTCATTGCCGTTCTGCATTGGCTCGGCGTCGAGAATCCATTTCGGCAGCGCAAAGCTGCTATAGGTTTGCCCGTCGATCACTTCTTTTTTAGTTTCGCCAAAATCGTCAACGGTTCGTAATGATGGGTATCCGTTCCAGTTAAACGGCGCATCGAAGTCAAATGGTTCGTCTGTCTGGGAATTGACCCAGTGCCAAGGCCCCGGTGTGTGTTTCATAGGTCGCTCCTTTCAGCTTCCGTTACGGTTTAAAAAATCGTGCGTTTAAATCACAAGACGATGTTCGCTCGCCAGACAAAAACATCAAGTCCGGCAACGATAAGTCCAAGCAAAAATACAACACATTCCGCGATAAAAATACCGCGTTCAGATTGTGTGGGGATGGGTTTGGCAGGTCCGGTGTACGGAATGAATGTCATGCGCAGCTCCTGATTGTCAGAAGCAGCAGCATGACAACAACAAATCCACCCAAAATCCACGCCAGGAACTTGCCAGTGTCGTCTGGCTGGCAAGGGCATTTTTGCCCGCTGGCGTCATATCCCAGACCATGACACCACGGACACTGAGCCCGTTCTTTGCGTGCTGGGCAGTCGCGTCCTTGGCGGCATTCGCCATATTCGTCGCAGCAGTTCATGCGGCCTCCTTCACGGAGCGGCGCCCCTGGAGGAATTTCAGCCAGCACTCAGCGCAAAGCCAGCGCGTGGAGGTCAGGAAAATGCCGCCTTCTGGCAGGCGATCGCGTTTGCATTCAGAGCAGTGTTTCATGGGGTGTCCTTAATCAGCGGCTCGCCCATGAACGTCGGGCTGACCTGTTCGTGCAGTTTGTTCATCTCGCTTCGGTACTGGCTGAGCGTTTCCCAGGCCTCGTCGTACCAGGGGCCCTGGTACCGCGCCAGGACGCATTCAAGATCAAGCGCCAACCGGTGGGCAAACCGGTGGGCAATTTCGTCCATGGCATCGCCTGTTCGGTCTGCCAATCTGTTGACCGCCCTGTCCACACTGGACTGCGCCTGCTTTTGCATGCCGTCGATGAAGCCGCCTTCGTAGGCTTTGGCGATCAGTTCGCGCACATCCGGGCTCACAGCGATGCCCTTCATTTCGCGTGACCACCACAGATCAAAAACCGTCGGTTCTCGGTGCATTATTTGTTCTCCAGGAGGCTGATTGGAAGGTAGTGGCGCGCCGGGTCGCGGCTGCTGGACGCGGCCACAAACGACTGGCGGTGCGGGTTGTTGACCTGCTTGGGGTGGTCCATCCATCGGCGGCAGTTGCGGCATTTGTCGCACACGGTGGCCGGCAGGCAGCGGCTGTAGTCGAAAGGGAGAGGGGTCATGGCTGGCTCCTGGCAGCGATCATGGCGTCTGCCATTTCGTAGGACCACTTTGCGTGGTGTGCTGGGTCGCATCCGTTCGCACAGCCTTGAAACTGCGCCAGCAAACCCTGCATCGCCTTGGCCGCAAAGTAGTCGCGCAGGGTCATGCCGTCTTGCAGCCAGTCAGGAAACGCTGGCCCACCTGTGTTTTTTTCGCTCATCAGAAGTCCTCCGGTATTGCTGGCGCTGGTGGCACCTCTGGCGGCGCGGCATCGGGCATGGCCGCGTCGTCGCCACACTTGATTTCGTAGACCGGCTTTTGCTCGTAGCCCACGATCACGCGGCGGCACTCGGGGCCTTCGCCTCTAAGCTCTGCGTCCACGCGAATCCATGGCATGTTGCTGGAGGTGAACTCCCGCCAGCCAAGGTCCGCCTCGTCGCGCGTTTGGTCAAACTCGGCGCCCATCTCTTCGGTCAGGACCTCAAGCACCGGCGTGATTTCCTTGATGCTTTTGACGTCGACGCGGATGATCACCTTGGTGTCCAGGAAAACGTAGCCGACCGTGGCGAATTTTTCGATGATGCGGGTGACGCGCCCCAGGCGCTCAAACTTCGGCCGCATGTCCTCCAGGCCGGTGATCACGTCGCGCTTTGATTGCAGCGAGCTTTCGAGGTTCTCGATGATTTTCATGTGTTCTCCTTGGTTGCTTCATTCCAGCTCAGCGCGTCAACGCTGGCCATGTCGGTCCACTTCAACGCTCGGGCGTTGCTCATGGTGTAGTTGTCCTTCCAGGCGGTGCTGGCCTGGTCGTACATGTTCTGGGCGCGGCAGATCGCACGCTTTTTTGTGTCCGCCACCACGTTGTAGAGCCGCAGCCACTCGCCCGTCTGGCGGTGTTGGCCAAACACAGCCCACTTGGGCGCCGGCGCCTTGGGTCTTGTGTGCTGCTTGCCCGTGCCGTTGCAGCCGTAGCATTTGGTGCCGTGCTGCAAATTAAACGAATACCGGCCCGTGCCGTTGCAACGGCTGCAGGTGTACTGCTGGCGCACCTCGGTGGTCATGCCTGCCTCCGGGCTGCGTAGGCCTCGTCCAGGCTGCGTGGCGTGCGCAGCGGAAAGGGCAGCACTAGGCTGGAAATCTGGCCTTCAGGGATCGGCGCGCGCAGGCGTGGCTGGTTGGCCGCCATGATCCACTTGCTGCCCAGCAGCCGGATAGAGCGCACCCAGGCGCGCATGTTGTGCCGTTGCGTTGCGCGGTCGGCGTGGCCTGCGCACCAAAGGCGGCGGGCGGTTTTCAGGATCGTGGTGTTCATGCTTTCTCCTTTGGGTAAATCAGGTTGCCACCGCGCAGACTGGGCAGCTCGTAGGCGCGGAACCGTTCGGCTGTGATGCCAGGATTGCGGCGCAGCTCCTTGCCGTCGTAGATGGGGCGGTTGAAAACCTCCGGCCGCGGCGCGGGCGTCAGATCGGGCTTGGCTTTTTTGGTGTTCATGTCAGCCCCTCCAGGCCAGCAAGCAGCCGATGATGGCGAACACCAGGCAGCCGCAAAAAGCGGTGAACCAGATGCGGCCCTTGGTTTCTTCGGATGCGGGTTTGAATGTGATGCGGTGGTGGTACATGCTTACTCCTCGTGGTTGCACCAGGCAAGGTCCAGCTCGGTGGCTGCAAAGTTCTTGGCGTGCTGCGTGGCGTTGGGGTCCTTGAGCACCTTGAGCGCGTAAGCGATCGCGTCGCCCAGCGGCCAGGGCTCGGTCTCGCCGTTGTTGTCGGGGTGCGGGAAGGCGGGGTTGACGGTGAATTGTCGGTTCATGTTGGCTCCAAAAGCCCCGAGGGCCTGTTGCATGATGGGGTGAAGGTGATCCATGGTGCGCTCCGTTTGGTGTTGCAATAACTCCATCATGCTCGGGTTTTGAGTGGGCTTCAAGGGGTTTGCGTGGGTTTCTCCGAGATATTTTCGAGTGGGTGTTGCTTTTTACGCTACACTTGCGGCCCATGACCGCAGAAACCCTCAAAATCAGCCCCGAAACCCCTGCCGACAAGGCCATCACAGCCTTCGGCGGCGTGCGTGCGCTGGCGCGCGCCCTGGAGCGAAACCCAAGCTCCGTGGTGCGCTGGCGCAAGCCCAAGGACGAGGGCGGCAGCGCCGGGGCCGTGCCGTCCGCACTGCAGGGCCGAATCCTGGCCATCGCCCAGGCGCGCGGCCTCTCGCTCACGGCCGAAGATCTGATCCTGCGCACCGCCGGGGACTGGGCGAGTGACCAGTAAAACCGTCACCGATCGCATGGTGCTGGCCGTTGTGTCGGCCACCAGGTACGAGCTGCCAAGGGACATTTCGACCAGGCTGGGCCGCCGCCGCATCAACGGTTCGCTAGGGCGCCTGATTCGCGCCGGCCTCCTGGAGCGCGTGCCCGGGCCCACCTGCTTTTTGTACCGCTCAAAACAAGCGAGGATTTCGTGACCAAAAACGTCGCAGCCATGGCAGCGTCAGAAACCATGAAAAATTATGGTTGCTACAACCACCCAGAGTATCGCAAGATGATTCCTGTGCAGGACGGCTGGTGGCTTGATGGCCACACCCGAGTGGCCAAGATGGTCCCATCAGCGTTTCGCATGTCCACCGAGTGCAACTACACCCGCACCGCTCTCGGCCAGGCTGATCAAAAGTGTGTGGGGTGCAAACATCGGGTGGATTTAACCGCCTGATTTTTTAACGGAGGGCTGTATGAGCCTGCTTGAAAAAATGAGCCAGCACAAAGGCTGGGATGGTGATTTGGTTTATGAACCAAAAATCGAGGACATGCTTAATCTGGTGTTCACCGATGTGACGCAAAATGGTGACGAACTTCGATTCAAGTGCTCAGAAGGCACGTTCATCTTTTTTCACCTTCAAGACTGCTGCGAGTCTGTTCAAATTGAAAGTGTCGTTGGCGACCTTCAAGACTTGGTTGGCGAGCCTTTATTGCTTGCCGAAGAGGCCAACGGAGAAACGCCTGCCGGTTACACGTTTGAATACGAGCCAGATTCGTACACATGGACTTTCTACAAGTTTGCTACCCGCAAGGGTTATGTCGATGTGCGTTGGCTTGGCGAATCCAACGGCTACTACTGCGAGCGCGTTGATTTGAAATTCGAGGTGGCAGCATGAAAACGTGGCCGTTCCCACCCCCAACCGGGCCCGTGCCCTGGACACCCAAGCAAGAGGCCGCCTATCGCCGCCAGCAGCGCGACGAGGCCGAGGAGGCGCCATGGTGATGACGCCGTTCGAACACTGGTGGTACCACGAGGGCAGTCAACCGCCCACGGCTGGCCACGACATGGAAGAGCACTGCAAGCGCATGTGCAAGATCGCCTGGGACAACGGGGCGTTCAAGGAGCGCCAGCGAATCGCCGACCATCTCGACGACTCGATGCTTGGCGACTATTCCGCTCTGCGTGAGCAAGTCCGATCGGGAGTACTTTGGCCATGACCGACAAAGAACTCGACGCCCACATGAATCGCGTTGTGGCAGACACGGCAAGCGATATGGCCGACGCCATGTCATACGCCATGGCGCGCGCCATCAAAAAAACGTTCTGCAAACACGACTGGCACTTCACCAACGACAACACCATGGCCATGCGTTGCGTGCGCTGCGGCACACAGACTCCGGAGCTGACACCGGGCCAGCTCGCACAAGACCTGCTGCGCGACGTTGCAACCATGGGCAGCGCCTGGAGCGTTGGCGGCAAGCGCATCGACCCCAAGGACGTCTACCTTCCCGAGATCAAGTTCCATGCTCCACCCAAGCCGGTGGGCGTTTGGGTGCTCGACCCAACACCAGGGATAAGCGGTGCTCCTTGCACCATGTTCCACGTTTTCCGCAAGCCCACCAACGAGCAGATCGAAAACACCGAGCGGATGTTCGGGTGGGAGTGGAGGGACCTGCCATGAACTACCACGGCGCAATCACCCAAGCCCTGGTCGACGAGCTGCTTGCCGTCGTCCACAAGTACGACCAGACCATGCTGCTTCCGACCGCGCTCGGTTGCCTGGACTTGGTCAAGGCCCAGTTGATCCAGGATCACCAGGAGGACGACGATGAATGATCGCGCATGGTTCACCATCGACGAGCTCAACGAGTGGGCAGACAAATACCACCTGAATGCCATCAAAAAAGAATTGATGCGGGTTCAACGTTCTGGCGAACCAGCCAGGATCGGTGATGTGTATATCGAGAACCTGGAGCATGGTCTGGCCACCTTCACAAAGTTGGTGGATGAATTTGACCTGACCTGCAAGCGGGACAAAACCGCCATGTGTTACATCGTCGAGAAGCCCGGGATGGCATACAAATGACTGAGCTCACCGAAGAAAAGCTGACGGAGATCGTGAGATCGCTGCACGCCAACGCCAGGGCGCTCAACCCCTACGTCATCGTTGTGCCGCCTCAACTGTTTGTGACGGCAGGCCGCATGGTATTTTTCAAACCACTCATCCGCAAGGTCAGCGGCGCTCGCAAGCGCAAGCGAGCCCTGTACTGGAGGAAACCATGATTCACTACACCCGCGAGGGCGATTACCTGCGCCTGGGTCTGAACTTTCGATTCACGCCATGGTCTGTCACGCTGATATGGGCTTGGTACGACTTTGCCAGCCACAATGCCACCACTTACCGTTTGCGCGTGCGCATGCACCGCAAGCCTCGATTCATGTTTGAGAAAAACAGGCACAACGTGATCGACGCCTACTTGCATCTGCACGGCATGGAGGTTGTGCACAGCGAAGTCTTGGCTGATTTGAAGGCGATCGAGAAATCCACATGGCGTCGCTTGGAAAATCGGGCGTGGATTCAACCGGGGAAACCATGAGCCTGCGCCCCCGACAACAGAAGGCCGTCGAGGACCTGACCGCAGCCTACAAGCGCGGCTTTCGCGCGCCGGTGCTGATCGCCCCCACGGGCTTCGGCAAGACCCACGCCAGCGCCACGATCATTCGCCGTGCCCTGGCCAAGGGAAAGCGCGTGTGGTTCATCGCGCACCTCAAGGAAATCCTGAACGCCACGAGCCAAAAGCTCGACGACGAGGGAATTCCCCACGGCTGGATCGCCGCCGGCCGCGACGGCAACCACCGCCTGCCCGTGCAGGTGGCCATGGTGCAGACCCTGGTGCGCCGCCTGGACCGGTACCAGCCGCCGGACCTTATCATCGTGGACGAGGCGCACCTGGCCGTGGCCAACACCTACCAGCAGATTTTCGAGTGGGCTGGCGCGGGCCCGAAGTTCAAACGCCCGGGCGGCGCGCACCTGCTGCACCTCACGGCCACGCCCTGTCGCCTGGACGGCCGGGGCATGAACGAGGTGGCCGACATTCTGGTGCCCACCTGCACCACCCAGGACCTGATCGACGAGGGGTTGCTCGCACCCATTCGCTACTACGCCCCCAGCGAGCCGGACCTCTCCGGTGTGCACACCAGCATGGGCGACTTCAACCAGGGCGAGCTGGCCGCCGCGATGGACAAGCCCGTCATCACCGGCAGCGCCGTGCAGCACTATCGCAAGCTGGCCGACGGTCGCCCGGCCGTGGCGTTTTGCGTGACGGTGGAGCACGCCACCAACGTGGCCGAGCAGTTCAAGCAAGCCGGGTACCGGGCCGTGGCCATCAGCGGCGAGTCCGATACCGTTGAGCGCGACGCTGCCCTGCAAGGCCTGCGCGACGGCGTCCTGGATGTGGTCTGCAACTGCGCCCTGTGGGTGGCCGGCGTTGACGCTCCGTCGATCGGCTGCATCATCCAGCTCGCTCCCACGCAGTCGGTCGTGAAATACCTGCAGTCCGTGGGCCGTGGCCTGCGCACGCACCCAGGCAAGGACGACTGCATCATTCTCGACCACGCCGGCAACGTGAAGCGGCATGGCCTGCCCACCGATCCCAGGGAGTGGACCCTGGCCGCCGTCGAGAAGCGCAAGAACTCCAAGAAGTCCGAGGTGCCGGTCAAGACCTGCCCCGTGTGCTTTGCCACGGTGCCATCCATCGTCACCGACTGCGCTTGCGGCCACCACTTCGAGCCCGTCGGCCGCGAGATCGAGGAAGTGGACGGAGAGCTGCAGGAGATCACCGCCGCCGCTGCCAAGGCCCAGGCGGTCAAGGAGCGCAAGATGGAGCAGGGCAGGTCGCAGACCGAGGCCGACCTGATTCGCATCGGTCGCGCCCGGGGCATGAAGCGCCCTGAGCTGTGGGCCCGCCACGTGCTGCGTGCGCGCGCCGCCAAGGAGGCACAAAAGAGGTAACATGGTGCAACGCCCCGGTGCTACCAACACCGAGGCGTCACTTCCCAAACCACCGCGATAGGGGCGCAGCAGCATGAGCAAGACAAATTCTATTCTTTCCGACCAGGGCCTTTACAAAAGGTTGATGCAAAAGACCGTTCGAATTCCAGAAAGCGGTTGTTGGATTTTTATGGGAGCCATCAAGTCTGGTGGTTATGGCGACATTTGGAAAGACAAAAAGGTTGTCGGTGCTCACCGCGCTTCGTATCAACTTTTTGTTGAATCTATTCCAGACGGATTTGACGTTTGCCACACTTGTGATGTTCGCTGCTGCATCAACCCAGATCATCTGTTTGTTGGAACTCGAAAAGACAACATGATCGATTGCAGAAATAAAGAGCGGATCGCAACAGTCAGAGCCAAACTAACTCCATCGCAAGTCAACGAAATCAAAAATTCATCAGAGCAAAACCACAAGCTGGCGATCAAGTTTTCTTGCAGTCAAAACATAATCTCAAGAATAAAAAAAGGCCAAACCTATGTCATGTCTCGGTTGTCAAAGGTGTGAATCTGGGCCTATGGTCACGCTCATAAACGGTGACCAGGTTTGCAATTACTGTCCGTCCTGGGCGCGTGAGTGCGAGGCCCGCCACATCCTGTCCATCCCCGACAAGGTCGCCCGGCGCGAGTACCTGCGCGGCCGGGAGGAAGCGGGCAAGGTGGTCAAGCGCGGCATCTTGCAGGTGCGCGGCGAGCAGGCGTGCCAGGAGCTCGAGGCCCTGGTGCGGCGCGTTTGGGAGCACGGCCGGCGATGACCGAGGCAGATCTGATGCGCGCCATCATGGTCGCGCTTTCCGCCGATGGGCACTTCGTGGTCAGGGCCAACGTGGGGCTGTTTTTCACCAAGGACGGCCGCCCGGTGCGCTCGGGCTTGCCGGTCGGGTTTGCTGATGTTTTTGGCCACAGAGCCGGTGACGCCCGGGCGTTCTACCTGGAGGTGAAAACCGCCACGGGCCGGGCCACCGAGGCGCAGTTGGCGTTCATCGCGGCCATGAAAAAGCGTGGCGCGCTGGCATCGATCGTGCGGTCTGTGGAGGATGCCAGACGAGCGCTGGCGGGTTGATGGTGCCCTCGGGGTCGAATCGAACGCCCGGCCTCCTGAGTACAAAACAGGTGCTCTGCCAACTGAGCTACGAGGGCATGGCCGGTGACGATTATCCGGCGTCCCTGTTGATGCCCGTCGATTGGCCAGGACCGATGCGGGGTGATGGTGGCCGGTGCTGATCTCCGGCGTTGACTTAGAACCGATCAGTCACGTTGCGCGCTGTCTGGAACGCTCTCGGTCAACAACATCAGGCAAATGTCACGCGGCAGCACTGCGCATTCACCATCATTGAAGCGGGCCGGTGCGCAACTCCCGGCATGGCTCAGCTCCCCGTAACAGGCGGTCTTTGGGGCATCCACTCGGCAGAAATACTACCTTCACCCTTGGGTCTCAACCGCCTCGCGTGTCCGCTTCAATGATGGTCCCCGTCTCTCCGGGGTGTCACGTTGCATATTTCTACGAATCCCCGCCGTGGGCGCCTGCGGGCTTGCTTTCACTTCGACGCGTTCAACGTTTCGCTCGTGCTGGTTGATGGTGCCAGCCGCCCTGCCAGGCTTTTGCCGCATCGGTTCGAGGAACTGCTCGGGCTGGATCTCCGTCAGGCTTTCGCCTCCACCATCACGGCTGCGGCCTGGTCCGGTCCGCCGGGAACCCCCAACGGCAAGCCGCATGCGTGATGTGACGCCTGACCGGATTGTATCGCCGAGTTACTTGAACTCCAAATCGGCCGGGCGTCAGCGAGGATGCTACCACAACCGTTGCGCAAAACCGCACATTTATTTTTGCAGGTGTTGCGTTTTTCCGCCCGCACAGGCTTATACTTTCCGGTGGGGCTTGACCAGTCTGATCCACTGGTGACGAAGCCGGACCCTGGCGAAGGCCGCCCCACCTTTTATTCGCCAGCCAACAGACGCCAGGTATGCAACGAACAAAAACTACAGGGCCAAGGGACCCCATTTCCCTCGAGACAGCAGAGCGAATGCTCTCCTACGTTCGCGGCGTCGATGACCGCGACACCTGGGTGAAGATGGCCTTCATCCTCAAAGAAGAATTCGGCGAGCCAGCCTTCGACGCCTGGGACGCCTGGAGCCAGCAGGGCTCCAACTACAACAGCCGCGACTGCCGCGACGTTTGGAAATCCTGCAAACCCGGCGGCGGCACCAACCGCGCCACCATCGGCACCCTGATCGCCCTGGCCAAAGAGGGCGGCTACAGATCCACCGCCCAGGACCGCAAGCCGGTCGACCCCGAGGAAAAAGCCCGCCGCATCGCCGAGCGCGAGGCCCGCATGGCGGCCGAGGAAGCCCAAGCGCAGCGCGAGCGCCAGGCCTGCGCCACCCGCGCCGCCGAGATGTGGGCCCGGGCCACGGAGCCCGCCGGCCACCCCTACCCACCTCGCAAGCAGATCAACCCCGACGGCGCCCGCATGCTGGGCGACGAGCTGCTGATACCGATGCGCCACGGCCCGGGCAGCCTGGTTGGCCTGCAGCGCATCAAGCCAGACGGTACCAAGCTGTTCCTCAAGGGCACGCCGTCCGCTGGCGCCTACACGGTGCTTGGCAAACCCAAGGACACCGTCGTGATCGCCGAGGGCTGGGCCACATGCTGCTCCATCCGCATGGCCACCGACTACTGCACGGTCGTGGCCTTCAACGCAGGCAACCTGGAAAACGTCGCCCTGAAGATCCGCGCGGCCCTGCCCAACGTGCGCCTGATCATTGCGGCCGACGACGACTTCGAGACCCGGGGCAACCCTGGCATCACGCACGCCCGCGAGGCTGCCAAGGCCACCGGCGCGCTGCTGGCCATCCCGGTTTGGTCCGGCGAGCGCAACGGCACCGACTTCAACGACCTGCACGTGGCCGAGGGCCTGGCGGCGGTCGAGGACTGCATCCTCAAGGCAGGCTCACCGGATGAGCCACCGCCAGGCAGCGCAGACCAGCCTTTGCAGGATTTGCCCACCGATTTGCCCACCCCCCCGGGTACCGATTCCGACCCGTTCCCACCCGATTTCGAGCCGCCATGGGACGACCTGCCGCCCGACTTCGACGAAGCGCCCATCCAGGACGTGGCCGACGACGCCGGGCACACGCCCCCGCCGCCCAACCCGCCCGGGGCCACGGACGACATTCCGCCCGACACCCACGATCAACCGATGATCTTCTCGAGCTCGCCCATGAAGACGGCCGAGCTTTTTCACGAGACGCTGCCCGAGCGCGGCCGCATCATCCACTGGCGCGGCGAGTTCTACAGCTGGGACGCCACGCGCTACGTCAGCCGGGACCGGGTCTACATCGACCAGCGCCTGTACCACTTCATGGCCGGCTGCGTCACGCTCAAGACCCACCCCAAAACGGGCGACACCGAGACGGTGGCCTTCAACCCAAAAACCAGCACGGTCAACGACGTGGCCCACGCCCTGCGCGCGGTCTGCTACGCCGACCTGCCCGAGCCCCAGGTCTGGATCGAGCAGCAGCAGGGGGACTTCCCCGCGCACGAGATCGTGGCCTTCAAAAACGGCTTTCTGCACCACCCGACGCGGACCATCATGCCCTCGACGGACCGGCTGTTCTGCGTGTCCTCCCTGGACTTCGATTACGACCCGAGCGCCAACGAGCCGACCGAGTGGCTCAAGTTCCTGAACAGCCTCTGGCCGGACGACCCCGAGTCCATCAGCACCCTGGCCGAGATGTTCGGCTACCTGCTGACCGACGACACCAGCCAGCAAAAGATGTTCATGCTGATCGGCCCCCCGCGCTGCGGCAAGGGCACCATCCTGCGCATCCTGGAGGCCCTGGTGGGGTACGCCAACCGGGTGAGCCCCAGCCTCGCGTCGCTTGGCACGCAGTTCGGCCTGCAGCCGCTCATCGGCAAGCGCCTGGCCATGATTTCGGACGCCCGCCTCTCCGGCCGCGCCGATCAACAACCGATTGTGGAAAACTTGCTGCGGATCTCGGGCGAGGACACCATCACGATCGACCGCAAGAACATGACCGCCTGGTCAGGCAAGATGGCCATCCGCTTCGTTTTGGCCTCCAACGAGCTGCCCGCTTTCTCGGACGCCTCGGCCGCCCTGGCCAACCGATTTTTGCCCTTCAAGTTCAACACGAGCTTCCTGGGCAAAGAGGACCATGGCCTCACGGCCCGCCTGCTCAAGGAGCTGCCCGGGATCGTCCTGTGGGCGCTCGAGGGCCTGGCCCGGCTGAACCAGCGCGGCTACTTCCAACGCCCCACCTCGGCCGACGAGCTGGCCTCAGACCTGGTCGATCAGACCAGCCCCATCCGCGCCTTTGCCGACGAAATGTGCGTTGTCAGCGAGCACTCACAGGTCGACCGCGACGAGCTTTTCAAAGCCTGGAAGAAGTGGTGCGAGGCCCAAGGTCGGGACCACGCCGGCACCAAGGTGTCCTTTGGCCGCCAACTTTCGGCCGCCTTCCCGAGCATCAAGCGCAGCCAACCGATGAACGGCCGCACAGGATCAACGACCGATCCATCCTGTGCGGAAGGTGGCGGCCGCACAAGATTGAACCTTTTTGTCGGTATCAGGCTTCGTCACGACTGGGAAAATGATGCCGAACCATTCTGATTTTTTCACGCCGCACAAGATCAATCCTGTGCCGCACAAGATCGCACAAGATCGAAAAAACTCGCAAGCCTTTGATTTCATTACGTTTTTTAACCCCGCACAGGATCGCACAGGATAAAACGCCTATGATCACATGCACACACGCACACACACACGCAAAGAAGAATACAGCCGGAGTGGGAATTTACCCGTGCGATCCCGTGCGATCCTGTGCGGGGCCAACCGTTGCATAATTCCGAACTCATATCCCCACCCCCACCAAAACCGGATCCCGCATGAAAAATCAGCCCGCTGAATCCACCGCAAAAATCACCGCCGAAAAACTCACCGGAAATCCCGCAGACAAAATCGAGCATTGGCCGATCGAGAAACTGATCCCGTACGCACGCAACAGCCGCACCCACTCGCCAGAGCAGATCGACCAAATCGTCGCCTCGATCAAAGAGTGGGGCTGGACCACGCCCATCCTGGTCGATGAGCAAGGCGGCATCATTGCCGGCCACGGCCGCACGTTGGCCGCACAGCGCCTGCGCATGCCCCAAGTCCCGGTCATGGTGGCCACCGGCTGGTCCGAGGCCAAAAAGCGCGCCTACGTCATCGCCGACAACCGCATCGCCCTGAACGCCGGGTGGGACAACGAGATGCTGGCCCTGGAGTTCAAGGACCTGCTCGACCAAGGCTTCGACGTGGAGCTGACCGGTTTCAGCCAGGACGAGATTGACGCCCTTATGCCCGAGGCCCTGGAGGAAGGCCTGACCGACCCCGACGAGGCCCCACCGGTACCACCGGATCCCGTCACAAAGCCAGGCGACATCTGGGTCATGGGCAAGCACAGGCTGCTTTGCGGGGACTCAACCAGCATGGACGACCTGGCCAAGCTGTGCTGTGGGCAACTTGTGGACATGTGGCTCACCGACCCGCCATACAACGTGGCCTACGAGGGCGGCACCAAAGAGAAGCTCACCATCAAAAACGACGAGATGGGCGATGAGCAGTTCCGCCAGTTCCTGCGCGACGCCTACACCGCCGCCGACTCGGTCATGAAAGCCGGCGCCGTTTTCTACATCTGGCACGCCGACAGCGAGGGCTACAACTTCCGGGGCGCGGCCAAGGACGCCGGCTGGACCGTGCGCCAGTGCCTGATCTGGAAAAAGTCCAGCCTTGTGCTCGGCCGCCAGGACTACCAGTGGCAGCACGAGCCCTGCCTCTACGGCTGGAAGGAGGGCGCCGGCCACCTTTGGGCAGCCGATCGCAAGCAGACCACCATCCTGGAATTCGACAAGCCCGCGCGCAACGGCGAGCACCCGACCATGAAGCCCGTGGCCCTGTTCGAGTACCAGATGCTCAACAACACCAAAGGCGGCGATCAGGTCCTGGACAGCTTTGGCGGCTCGGGCACCACGCTGATCGCGGCCGAGAAAAACGGCCGAATTGCGCGTTTGATGGAGTTGGACCCAAAATACTGCGACGTCATCGTGACGCGCTGGGAGCAGTTCACCGGGAAACAGGCCACGCTCGAGGCCACCGGACAGACTTTTGCTGAGGTGAAAAATGGCAACAAAGAAGAAGCAGCAGGCTGAGCTTGCTGAAAAACCTGTTCAAAAAAACAGTGGGCACGGTGGACCCAGGCCAAACAGCGGGGGTGCCCGGCCTGGCGCAGGCCGCCCGGCCTTCGAACCGACCGAGAACGAACGCAAGCAAGTCGAGGCGTTTTCGGGCTACGGGTTACCCCTTGACCAGATCGCCGTGCTTATCCGGGACGGCATCAGCGTTGACACCCTGACCACGCATTTCAGCAACGAGCTGGTGAGCGGCAAGGCCAAGGCCAACGCCGGCGTGGGCCGCACGCTGCACCAGAAAGCCATGGCAGGGGACACGACCGCCGCCATCTGGTGGTCCAAGACCCAGATGCGCTGGCGCGAAACCCAGCAGATGGAGCACACCGGCAAGGACGGCGCGCCGATCGCGGTTGCCTCCGTCGACTTCAAAAACCTCTCCGACGCCGAGCTGGCGACGATGCAGGTCCTCATGACCAAAGCAAAAGGATCCGAAGAATGAACCCCACCGAAACCACTCGCCCCACCGTTGTCAAACCCGAGCTGCCCCCGTCCCCGCTGCCTGCGCTGCTGGACCACGACGGCCGCTTCCAGGCGCTCTACCCCGAGGACCTGCTTGTCTCGCACGGCGAGGTGATGGTGGCATACGAGCGCGCCCGTATCCTGGCGCTGTTGGACACGTTCGCGGAGCGGTGCGAAGCGCAGGCGCTGGCCATGGAACAAACCGGCAAAGGCGACATGCACTGGGTCAACGCCCAGCACGACGCCGTGCGGTTGTTGCAAGAAGCGATCAACCACGGATGACTGCCTCAGCGGTACCACCTGGAGATGACGTTGAGCGCTGGCACATCGTGCCCATCAACGACTGGCGCGAGCACGAGCCGAGCTGCCAGTGCTGGTGCCGCCCGGTACCGGACGAGGTCGACGATCGCGTGATGCTGCACAACGCCATGGACCAGCGCGACAAGCTCGAACGCGGGGAGATTCGGCTGCAATGAACGCGCCCGTCTCCCCAGCCGTCATGCTGGACCTGATTGCCAAGGAGCAGGCCCGCCGCCGCGCTGGCGCCTCGCTCTACGAGTTCGTGCAGCAGGCCTGGCACGTGATGGAGCCCGGCGTGCCTTTCGTGCCGAGCTGGCACATCGAGCTGATCTGTGAGCACCTGGAGGCCGTGAGCTCGGGCGACATTCAGCGACTGCTCATCAACATCCCGCCCCGGCACTCCAAGTCCACCATCGTCTCGGTGGCCTGGTGCGCATGGGAGTGGATCGCCCAGCCCGAGCAGAAGTTCCTCGCCGCGTCCTACTCGGGCACGCTGTCTATCCGCGACAACCTGAAGGCCCGGCGCCTCATCCAGTCGCCCTGGTACCAGGAGCGCTGGGGCCACATGTTCGAGCTGGCCGGCGACCAAAACGCCAAGCAGCGCTTCGAGAACAACAAGACCGGCTACCGCCTGGCCACCTCAGTGGGCGGCACCGCCACCGGTGAGGGTGGCTCGCGCCTGATCCTGGACGACCCGCACGGCGCCCAGGACGCCCAGTCCGAGACCATGCGCGAGAGCGCGCTCGAATGGTTCGACATGGTTTGGTCCACGCGTCTGAACAACCCCAAGACCGACGCCATGGTCACGGTGATGCAGCGCCTGCACGAAAAGGACATCAGCGGCCACATCCTCAACGACATTGGCGGTTGGGAGCACATCTGCATCCCGGCCGAGTGGGACGGCAAGAGCCGCAGCACCATCCTTGGCCCCTACGATCCGCGCCGCGAAAAGGGCGAGCTGATCTGCCCGGCCCGCTTCGGCGAGAAGGAAATCACCAAGCTCAAGCAGCTGCTGGGCACCTACGGCTCGGCTGGCCAGCTCCAGCAAGACCCGTCGCCGGCCGAGGGCGGCATCCTGAAGGCGGACCGGTTCAACCTCTGGCCCGTGGCTCAGCGCCTGCCGCCCTTCGAGTACATCCTGCAGAGCTACGACTGTGCGTTCACCGAGCGCACCACCGGCGACCCGACGGCCTGCACGGTCTGGGGCGTGTTCTCGCACCGAGGCCTGCGCCAGGCCATGCTGCTGGACGCCTGGGACGAGCACCTGGGCTACCCCGAGCTGCGCACCAAGGTGATCCGGGACTGGACGAGCGAGTACGGCGCCGACAAGTCGCCCAAGGCCGGCATGCCCACCAAGGGGCGGCGGCCCGACCGGCTGCTGGTGGAGGCCAAGGCCAGCGGGCAGTCGCTGCTGCAGGACCTGCGGCTGGCCAAGGTCCCGGCCGTTGGCTACAATCCCGGCCAAGCGGACAAGGTGTCGAGGGCGCACCAGACCGCGCCGACGTTGGAGCTTGGACTGCTGTGGATCCCGGAGTCTGCGAAGAACCCCGGCCAGCCTGTGAGCTGGG